TCTACACTAATTGTACCATCTAGTAAAATTGCTGAACCAGCAGCGGGTTCAATATTTATTGCTGCTCCTGAATCTAAAGTTAATATACCTGCTGAATCAATATCTACTGTACCATCTGCTGTTATCTGAATATTAGCCGCTGCTGCTGCATCATCAGTTGTTACTATACTTAATGTTCCATTTGTTCCAGCAGTTAATACGGCTGTATCACTAGCTGAACCTGTCATGGTTACAACTTTGCCATTTACGGCAACATCATCTACAGTAAGAGCTGTTAAAGTACCAAGACTAGTTACACTACCTTGTGCAGCTGTTGCTAAAGTTCCCGTTAAAGTTCCTGTTACTGTAAGATTGTCAGCTATCGTTGTCTCTGAAGTTGTGTGTCCAATAGTAACCGCAATACCTGAAGTTTCTGTTGCTAATTTTAAAGCACCTGTAGCATTTGTAATATAAGAATTTGCTCCATCATGGTAGACCAACATATCATTGCCAGTACCAAATTTAGCATTGGCACTATCAGCGAAAGTTGCATGAGATCCTGTTAATACATTGAATGCATTCGCTGTCATTGTAAAATCATCAGCGCCTGCAATTTCAAAATCTATTTGGTCATCAGAACTTGCTGTAATGCTTGTATCGGAATCAGCGTCGAGTGTTAGTTCCCCACCATCTAAGTCATATGTTCCAGTAGATCCAATACCCGTATCAACGATATTAGTTCCATCAGCATATAAAAGTTCTACGCCCTTATTGGTTGTAGCAAAAGTAAATCCTGTTCCTGAAACTGTTTTAAATTGAACAGTGTATGTTCCAGATGTTGCATTTGAAACAAGATATGTTTTTACTATATCATTAGGAACAGTTACTGTAGTGTTTCCACTAAGTGTTCCTGATAATTTGATAACTTGATGACGAGCTTGAGAAGTTGATGCTGTTGAATCTCCATCGGTAATAGCTAATGTCTCTGATGTTGCATCTATAGTAAAAGCAAGATAACCACCAAAAGCCTGTTCTAAAATTTCTAAATTGGTATTAGTCTTAGTACCCCATGTACCAGCATTCTCGCCGGTTGTCATTTTTTCTGTACCAAGTACCGTATAACTCGATGCCATTAAGCGCTCCCTACAAAAACTTCAACATCACATGATGCTGTATCTGTATCTACTGTAATATCCACTAAGTCAGAAAGACCTGAAGCTAAAGCTGATCCTGCCGCTTTCATGGTATCTACAACGCCACCACTATTATCACCTGGATAAATAAACGAGTGACCAGCGTCAACTTTCATTCTAAATTCTGTGTTATCTTCATCTCTAAAAGTTAACATAATATGATTTGATGAATCTAAATTTGTAATTCTAATATATCTAACATCTCCATCATCAAACATTCCTGCAACATAACCAACTTTATTAGCAGATACACCTACTCCGCTAATAGCTGATATAAATCCTATTAATCCACATTCTGTTGTTGATGCGGTTACAACTCTTTTTGTAATTTCATTAACACTAGAAATATCTAAAGATCTTTCCGATCCATAATCTATGTTATTGAGAGTGATTGCTTCTTTGACTGTTACTGTTAATGTTGCCATAATTTAATTCCTTACGGTGTCTGTTGAGGAACGGGTATACGAGGTTCGGCATCTGTATAATCGTCTCTTCTTCTTCTACCTAATTGTTCTCCACCGAATTTTTGTGCTTCGGTTTGATATTTTTGTTCGTATAATTGTAGCATATCCGCTGGACCTTTTAAATAACTAAATGCCTCCACTAGACATGCATATAAAAGTCCATTTCCAAAATTAAGACTTAAATAAGTTGTCGTATTTGCTGAACTCAATCCTATTGGTCTAGCATTATACTGAATTTTGTACATAAAAGCTGAAGAAGGTGTTGGAACAATTGTAATTCTTCCTGAAGAAGTTGCACCACTTCCCTCTGCTCCTCCTGACATAGCATAATATTTTGGTGTGCCAGTAGTCGTTTCAACTGCATCATATTCTCTTAAAAAGCTAATATCTTTCTTTTCTAGCCAGCTATTAGCACCAGTTGCTGCTGTTGTTGAAGTATAAACTTGTATTCCTCTAACAAATAAAGTTCCAGCTGGAGCATAAACATTATCTTTTGAGGCTGTTAAATTTCCAAGCATTTCTTTTCGATCTGCATCAAGTGGAATTTCTCTTTGAATTCTAAGTTCTGAATTATCTATAAATTGATCTGTAATTGTACTTGAAAGTACGCCTGTTCCAACTTCAGTATAATTCTGAATTGCCGTTGTCAGTGTTGAATAAGTAAATCCTGCCATATTATGCCGTTAGAGTTGCTGGACCAGCCGAACAATTCTCTCCCCCTCCTGATACTCCTCCACTTGTAGCAGTATCTGTATTGACAGTAAAGTAATAGTAGTCATCTGTCTGTGTTACATCACCACTAGAGTCTCGTTTGCCTACGGTGATCGAGTAGCCAGAAGTATATGCAATATTAGATCCTGTAATACCATCAAAACTGTTTGGATCACTAAAAGATGCAGAAGTAGAAGGTGCTCCTCTAAGTCTAACTGTATCACTTGTTGATCTACCATGACCTTTTTCAAATACATTTATAATTCCAGATGAAGCTGAAATAGTAGAAAAAGGATCTGGTCCTAAAATTGCAATGACTTCATTTTCAGTTCTATCCGGTCTTGCATTTAATAAACCTCGTTCTCTCCCTGCATATCCTCTTGGTTCTAATTGAGGATGTTTAGCTTCAAATTCTGATTTATGTACAAACATACCATTCCATTCTTTAACCATTTCATCATATGGAAATTCCATTCCTGATCTATCTGATATTGCTTTTGCGTATTTTGACATTATGTTCCTGGGTAATAAACTTTCGGTGTTATGTGAACACTAGTAGAAGATCCATCTTCTGATAATGCTCTAGCTAACTCATCTTCATAATATAGTTTCATTTGTTGAGCCGCCTGTGGGTTAAATTTTTGTGCTAAATAAAATGCTAAACCAGAGGCCATACAAGGTATAAATCGATAAGGAGTATCTGTTGCATCTGTATAAGTTGCGTCTGCGTCTTGAATTCTTTTGACAAAGAAAATGTGAATTTCTTTTGATGCATTAGATGAATCGGGTGTCGGGTAAAGAGTAACCGTTGTTTTATCAACGAGTCTTTGAACAAAATATCTAGAAGGTGTTCCTTTTGATAATTTATTAGCTAAACTTGAAAAGGTTGCTCGATCTGTTTTTGTAAGTGCGGAATCAGCTTGATCTGTGTCTCCTCTATCGGATCTAAGAGTAGCTTCTAAAACATCAGCTAAACCATAAGTAGATGTTCCTGTTGTTCCGCCTGCCGTATTGGAACTTGTCCCATCACCTGTAGCTCTATAAAAAGTATATTCTGCCTGACCTTCAATAAGATCAATATTGGTATCACCTACTTCCCAGTAGTGCAAACCTCTATTGCCCCATTCTTGAAACATTACATTTAAAGAACGTCTCGCTGTTTTTAGTTGATATCCAGAAGTTACTTGTGAACCTATACGTTCGTATGCTTCTGCTATAATTTCGTCTACTGCAAAAGTTTTGTCAAAAGTAACTGTGCCTGAAGTTGTATTGGCCATAAGTTACCTCCTAGTACGATTTACTTAATTCTAGAATAATCGTGTAAGCATCATTAGCGGTATGATGCAAAGTTGTTAAATCAATATCACCAGTGATTCCACCACCTGCATTATTTTTAATTCCACCAAAAGATCTAAAATCAAAATGTCCATTGGTAGGTTCTAAAGCTACTCCAGCGCCTAAGATTAATGCTTTAACATTACTTGATGCATCCCATTCTAGATCAATTCTCATGCCTGAAATTGCATACCACACTTGTGTAATATGAACTCTTGCACATGCGGCTCCTGTATGTGAATTCGCGGTTAAAGCTGAAACATCAACTTTTTTTACTGATGCTTCACCATTACCATCAGAGATGTTTGTAAATTTCATTACAGCGGTTCTATCGCCGTCTGATAATGTTTGACTTGTTACTGCGTCTGCCATTTTTTCCTCCTGTTAGAGAGAGGGAGCCGAAGCTCCCGCTCTATTAAAGTTTATTTTATTACAGATTCATCCAAACTAATGAATACTCTGTAGTTGCACTAACACACATAACTT